GTCTGCGAGAGCAGGAGATGCCAGCGCAGCTGCTGAAACGGCGACACCACTCGCAATGAGAGTTTTGATCATTGGATAGAAGATCAACGTTTTCCTTGGCCACGGTATCTCTTTTTGCCTCGTTTGGGGCGTGAGTGCTTGCCAGCTCCCTGCGTGGTCCGTTTTGGTTTACCGACAACAAAGACATTTCCGTTAAGTGACTTAGCCATCAGATTCCGTCAGTTGAATCCAAGTTTTGATACTTAAGGGCCAGTCCAGTGAACAGGCCATATTGCGGATGACTGATTTGATCACGACCATCAAGGAAGTAAAGCTCTTCCAACCACAGCACTCTTGCCTTTTGCGCGGTCACATCAGTGGCCCCGTAGCTGGCGGAAATCATCGGGTCAGGGCGTTTCATCGTTCAGCAGACATAGAAAGAAGAGCCCAGCCCATGACGAGCAAGGCACAAGCTGCAATGACAGCAAGGATTTGAATCACAGGATGCCTGAGCAACTTGCTAGTGCACGGCTCGCTTCAAACATTGAATTGCATCTCCTGGACTGTGCCGCCAGCAGAGTCTCCGCTGAACAATACTCGCCAATACTGGGCATTTGCCGCAGTGAAAGTAATTGTGATTGATTTGTCGGTAGTGCCAGAAACCGACGTGACATCCGTCCAGCTGCTGCCATTGCTTGATTTCTGGATCTTGTAGGTCCCTCCACCACTGCCTGGAAAACAGTTACTGCCGCTTGTCCCGTTGCCATCAGGGCGAAACAGTTTGACAGATTCAATCCATTCATTCTCGCCAAAATTACGGCCGATATTGGCATCCGTTGAAGGATCCTTCCTCGCGCCTTGTGTGTAGTCGCCACTTGTGCTGTTATCAAATGCAGCCGCAAGCCCACCATTTTTGGTCATGTCACCGATTGCGCTTCCTTGCGTTCTCAGTGTTTCAGTCGACTCCAAAACAACCGCTTGACCTATAGCGGCGAGGATTTGCATGATTGCCATCAGCTCAGACCTGCGCCAGCAATAACGAATTCATTGGAGCCTACGCAAAGAACAGTGGCTAACGCATAGTGATCCATTGTCCTGTTGCCAGTGTTGCCGGTTCCAGCGTCTCGCATTGTGACTGAAGCCCCTTGCGTAACTGTTTGGCTAGTCCCGCTGTTGTTGTAGATCGTGACTGCATCGCCAGCTGAAAACACACCAGATGGAACAGTCACACCACCAGTTGTGATGTTGATATGTTTCCCGACATCAGCTGCCACCAACGTATAAGCACTTGTTTGACTGTTTTGTGGGATGGCACGAATACCACCTTTTGAATCCTCAATGTCTTCGCTAGTCGCAGATGAAGATGTTGTCCCAACTAACAGCACCCCTGCACTATCGACCCTGAGTCGCTCTGACCCTTCAGTGGTCACTTTGAAATGACCGTCTGATCCGGTGTCGACAACCTCAGCCTCTGTATTGCCTTCGGAAAGCTTGTCGGATCCTGCAATGTAAGCAGCATCAATCACCGAACCATTCCAGACGCCTGTTGTGATCGTGCCAACGCTTGTCAGGCTTGAGCTGACAACAGCAGTGCCCAGACTTGTGGCATCTAAGACCTTTGTTCCGTCAATCTGAAATTCTTTGCCGCTGGCAAGGTTGACATGCTCAGAGAAATCCCAGCTGTCAGTGCTGTTTGTCCAGATAATAGTGTGATCTGTTGCCCCCTTAAGCGTGATTCCGCCACCATCGGCGGTCAAATCGCTTGGCGTTGCAACGGTGCCCAGCTCAATGTTTTTGTCGTCAACCTGCAGCGTCGTGCTGTTGATGGTCGTTGTCGTGCCGTTGACCGTGAGATCATTGGTAACGATCAGATCATTGGCAATCGTGATGTCATTGGCCAGCTTGTCACCAGTAATCGCGTCGTCTGCAATATCTGAAGTCGCCAGCGGATAAGCAGACAGGGAAAAGCCAGGCTCATAGTCCAGGCTGCTCCACGCGGTGCTGCCATCACCAATCTTTAATTTGCCAGTATCCGTTTCATATCCGATCTCGCCGGATAACAGAATTGTGTCCGCAGAAGTCCAGTCAGCGGCTGTATCTCGCCGCTGCTGCATTTGTACGTTGACAGTAGTGGCAGCCATCAGCTTGCACCTGCATCCAGGATCAGTGTAGCCGCATCAGAATCGCTGCCCTCCAGAACGAACGGGGAAGTGCCTTCAAATACAAGCTCTTCTACTTCCTGCTCCGCAGACAATTCCGACCCACCGCCATCAAGAATGAAGCTAACTAATTTGCCCTGCAACAGTCGCAACGAAACTGTCACGTTGAAGTGAAGGCCCGTATGCACCTCCTGAGGGGTTTCTACATATTTATATTGGCTGTCTGTCTGGGCAATTCCAGCTCCACCCCAAATGCTCAAAGGCGCATTAAAAGTGCCAAAAATACCGCCGACAACATTGTAATGATCACGAATTTCTTGAACGCTGGTTTCAGACAAGCCAATGTATTGCAGCTCCATTGTCTGATCATTGACATAATTTGAATGCCGGAACGTAATAGGTCCCGTGCCAAACGCTCTGTACTCACTGATGTTTGGCTGGCCATGGCTGAAAGAGATTGAGTTCGGAATTAACTCTGGGAAATCGCTCATCAGATTAAGTACGGTGGGACAAGCTCAAGGCTTACAGAAACAGTCACTAGTTCAGGCGTATATTCGGCCTCAGGGGGCTTCGCGTAAATCCATTGATAGTCAGCTGGGAAGCCCAGCCCAGACCCTTCCAAGACTATATCGGGCAAATCAAACGGTAAGAATCTATTGGTGATTACATAATGTTCATATATTTTTCGCTGCAAGGTCGTGTCGTTGCTGACAAACGTCATCGACAGGGTATGCCCGTTTGATGCGTTTGTTCGACGCACGCTTGTCTCGCCGCCAAAATATGTGCTAACAGCGACCGCCGCAAAGACGCCAGGGGTAAACGACCGGGTTTGTGGGCCGTATGAGGGGAAAGTCGCCATGATCAGCAGCTGTCAGTGCGGAACAGTTCAAAAGACACAAGACTTGGGAGACCTGCCCCGGCCCAGTCTTCCGAAACGTCGCAAAACTCCGCCGCGACCCCATCCTCGTAAGCAAAACCATCATTTGGTCTTGACGTGCAAGTTTCAAAGGTTCGGTAGTAGTTTCTAATGATCCAGGTTGGGCGTGCAACACTCGCTGTGTCGCAATTCACCGTATTACCAGCGCAATCGATACATCTACCGCCGATGCCAATCTCAGCAGGACCTTGATAAGACAGATATTCATCCGGGTCGCCTGAACCTGTCGAAATAAAGTTGTTGTAAACTCTTGTATTTTCTGGGACTTCATCTGTTTCGCCCAACTCCTGAGGAGGGCCATAACCTAATGCCACTGAAGGATCCTTGCATCGACCAATTGCTTGAATGGAGTGGCCAATATCACTAGTGGTAACAGTCAAGCTATAGTTGCCAGAAACTGCTTGATTCTGCTTCGAGATTGATGTTCGCCGGCCAGTGTTTTTATTAACTCTGAACCACTCAACCTGCCCATCACATCTAAAATCAGTATTAGAGATTGAAAGAGTATCTCCTGGGGAAATCTCACCCTCAACAATAGGGTCAGGATCTTCGTTGATTAGATCAAGGGGCGGAAGCTCTACATCTAGGGGGTCCTGCCGCAGGGGATTGGTCCCCCCATCGACATCAGGGAGTCGGCTGTTGTCGGGACTAAACGGTGGCGGTGGATCAAATGTTGGATCATCCCAATCGGGAACTTCTGAGTCGTAGTTATCGCTGTTAATGTCGTCTGGCTGCGGTATATCTAATTCGTAACCACCAATGCTTGGGACAGCAATGCTGGAGGTTCCAACAGCATCATTGAAGTTTTCATCGCTTGACGTGTTTACATCGCAATCGAATGTTCCTTCACCCGTGCTGATTTGAGACGTTGGCCCGGTCGCGCCAGCAACTTCACGGGCAACTTTGCTTCTGCCTTGAGAGTCAATCGGGAAATGAGTTAGGTCATAAAGCAGGTACCCCTGCATAGTCTTCTGAATTCGTTCAACTTCATACATAAAGTCGTGATGCGAAATCCCTGTAGAAAACGAGGTTTCCCGCTTCAGTCTTACTCGAACAATGTCACCAATAGTGATTAAGCGGTTGTAATTTCGCTCTCTGACCTTGATTCGCAAATGGTGGCTAACATATTTTCTAACAGCTAAGGCGTAAGCACCAATTTTTGCGGAATGATCGGATGTGGTGCAGTAAGCGCTCATATCGATTTGAACAAACGGGCCATTGGCCGCTTCACCTTCGTACCGAACTTCAGTAGTCCGAACGACAGCGAAGTTGTCATCTGGCTGCTGTTTCCACATCACCTGAAAGCAAACAGGTGTTCTATCTTCAATGGGAACGTAATCAATCTCAAACCCATTCTCAACTACAAACTCTTCTGTAAACGTAAATTTGGGGGTTATGGCCGTTGTGTCGATTACATGTGTTGACGAGTCGTAGGGCAAACGGGGGCGCAACCCAAACTTGCCGTTGTCACGCGTCAGACGAAGGAGGAAATTAAAGGACTCTTTCTGCAGATAATCCTGCAGGTTTTGGCTTTGGATCAATTCACCGTTGAAGTGAAGCCCATTGGCCTCTGTGAATTTTGCTGCTGTGGTCAACGCCGCTGTATCTATCAACGAACTGCCGACCCTTTCCGTCTTCTCAAGCAAGTATTTGGCAAGATCAGCGAAATTGTCAGAAGGGCCAGTTACGTCATCCGCCAATCGGGTGACTTCTGCGCCACCGCGAACAAAAACAAAAATCTGATTCTTCCAGGTGTTATCGCTTTGGCTAACACTGGCTTCAAAGCTAAACGTCGTCATGTCAGCGTATGATCCGCCCGTGCCGACATACGATGGTGTCGCCCAAGTCTCTCCAGAGGAAAGGACCGTGATGTCATTATCGGGGCTCCAGTCTCCCGCTCTCCCGTCATAAACCTGGCTTAGGCTTGTCCCTTTGCGGCAGCTTTTTTGATAAACGTCTTTGACTATGACCTGGGTTAAATCTCCTTGGCTCAAAACAAGGCGATATTTGTACTCCAGAGTAGTGTTTGATGACTGGTTAGAGAAATAACCTTCTGTTGCTTTTGGAGCAATGAAAGCACCCCCTTGATCTGTTGAATCAATCGTTCTGCGTCGACAAAAAACAATGGGGATAGGCTCTCCGATTTTTACTGCCGCTTGCGGAGACTGTGGGGACATATTCCCAGCGCCGGCATCCTGCCGTAGCTCATTGACCGAAATACCTGTCTGGGATGACAGGAGGTATAGAGGATCAGCAATCTTTAGCGTCATAGTCTGATTGGCGCTCCAACCAGGATTGTGTTGTAGGTGCGGGGTGGCACTTGCGCCCCAATGGGGTCTAGCGCTGTGCCCAACTCTACGTTCAAAACAGCGAACGAGCCAGACATCTTGCTAACTTTGCCGAAAAAAGTACTGATTAACTGTTGGTCTGACTGAGGTGCATCCAAGCCTAAGCGTCCGTCAAATTCAAAAACTTTTACCTCAATCAAGTACTCCTGGTATGCAGCCTTCAAGAATATATCTTGACTGCGTTTTGTCGCAGGCAGTGTCAAGTTTACGTTTTGCCCGCCAATAGCCGAGCTTTCAACTAGACCTTCAAACTCAAATGGGTAATACTCATAATCTTTGCTGGAAACAGTGACGGTCGAGTTGACATAAAAATTCTGAAACAGCTCTTGATCTGCACCGCCATCAATAAAAATGCGGATGTATTGAGCCTGTGCTCTGTTGCTCATTTAGACCACCCCCATGTAGCGCCGCCCACCATAACTCCGGCTTGATGCAGTAATGGCGCTTGCAAGGTCGGACATGCCTTGCGTGAATTGCTCCACCGTCACAAAGTTTTGCCCGTTCTGCTGCATCACAGGGCCCGTTTGGATGTTGATTGGGCCAACCGTGCCACCTTCCGCGAAACCAGGGATTGCACTGGCTCCACGCTGGCCTTGGAGGTAGTTAGAGGCAAAACCAGCGGCCTTGCTCTCCGGAATAATGTACTCACGCTCACCACCCTCACCGATCAGGCCAAGGGTCGGACCATTGACAACCCCGCCCCGTGCGAATGCCTTAAAGGATCCTCTGTTGTATCCGCCTTCGGCCTGCTGAGTGTCTGGGAAGATCCGATTAGAAGTTGAACTTGATGAGGTTTTGCCTGTTTTTGCCCGATTGAACCGTTCTTGAGCGGCGGCTGCTTTGTGTATTGCATTAGCAGCTGTGGTCGCGGTCGATTGAACCTTGAGGAAGAATTGGGCTGTCCGCTGCGCGTTATTTGCCACACGCATCGTATTATTGCTGAGATTTAGAGAAGCTCTTGCGCTATTTCCATAGCTTCTTGACAATTTGTCAGCTTGCTTTCTACTCATATTTATCTCTTTGCTGACCAGCTTCTGGTTAAACTCTTGTTCTGCTGTCTGTACTGCAGCTTTCAATTGTGCCTTCGCAGCTGTTGTTTGATGCTCGGCAATCTTGCTTTGTGCTTTTATTTGCCCACTTAGCATCTTGATGTTTTTCTTTTGTGCATCCGCTAGCTTTTGAGTTTTTTCTAGGATTAACTGGGCTTTTTCAGAGCTTTCAGCTTCGGCAGCCGCAAGCTCTCCCTTCGCTTGAATAATCTGTAATTCTACTTGCGCTGCCTGTCGGCGGAATTCGAGGCGAATTTTTTCAGCCTCGATACTATTCATTGTTTGCTGGAAGGCAACACGTGCGGCTTCGACCTCATTTCTGAAAATGCGTTTAGCAATTTCAAGGCGTTGTTTTGCCGATCCAGCCTGCTCATAAGCAATCTCAAGGCTTTGGCGCTGCATCTGATTGATCGCTGATTCCGCCTGGAGCCTTGCGTCCGTAACTTTTAAAGAATTCTCAAATGACTGTGCTTGAGCCTCTATTTGAGTCTTTTCTGTCTGAAGATTTTTGATGTGGTCTTTAGTTCGAGCAATGAACTTTTCTTTCGCAAGAGCAGCAGCCTCAACGGCAGCCTTGGTTTCGTTTACTTTCTGATTGACTTCATCAATAGGCTGTTTGGCTTCTTCTGTAGCACTCTTCATTGCAACGAAGCCGGCAATGGCACCACCAATCGCAGCCACGATGCCGACAGGTCCAGTGACAACAGCGACGATTGCGCTAAGACCAGCCGCGATAATAGGCAGCATCGGCATTATTGCTGCAAAAGCGCCAGCGATGGCAACAAATCCAATAACAGCTGCCTGCACAGGATCGGGTAAGTTTAAAAATTGAGTAACAAGCCCAGAAATTAAATTCAAAACAGGACTCAACATTGGCGTGAGTTTCTGTCCTATTGCTGTCGCAAGGTCGCTCATCGCCTTATTGAATTTGATTACGGCATCGGGTGCTGGGAATCCTTCGTCCTTGATGGTTCGCAATGCTTTGACTATTTCTTGAGTAGTTATTTTGCCTTGCGAACTAAGCTCTTTCAGCTGCTTAATAGGCATGCCCATGGACTTTGCGACTGCCTGACCAATCTTCGGCAGTCGTTCCATGATGCTTCTGAATTCGTCACCCTGCAGCCTTCCAGATCCAAGAGCTTGACTTAACTGGAGCATTACGCCCGCTGTGTCTGCAGATGACAAAGACATCTGCCTAGCCGCAACGTTTACACCTTCAAAGACAGTCTCAATATCCTCTAGTTCAATGCCCATTGGCCGGAGACGCCCGAACAAATCTGCAACGGCCTTCTCTGCATCTGTCTGCCCAAGCGCAAACTTTTCAGCGCTTTTTGTCGCGAATGCCTGCAGCTTGCCAGTCTCCCCAAACTGGTCACCCAAAAACTTCAGGCGTTTAGCAGTACGATCAGCGCTAACACCAGCCTCAACAAAGCCCTTTACAGCGGCAGCCGCACCAACGGATGCCAAAACGCCTTGAAGACTTGTAGCCTGGTTTTTTAGTTTATTAAAACTACCTCCTATCCGTTTTGTTGTCCCCCTAAAAGCTTGATCCAGCTTCTTTGACGCATCGCGGATCTTGTCGATGACTGGCGAGACGTTATTCTTCGCGTTGTATTCGACAACTACCTGGCCAGCCACAAGATTAGTGCCATGTTGCGCTAAGTCTACCGCCGCTTGGCTTTCCGGCGCATCTCCTCTTGCTCTTGTGCTTCCACTTCAAAAAGCAAGCACCAAAGCTGCAGCTCTTCGCGGGACATCTTGCTCGAAAGCTCAGAAAGCGTGTAACCCAATTCACGAGCTACACGCATCTGCACCCTCAAGGGCCAATCTTCCTTGAAGAGCTGGCTTAGTTTTTTGCCTCATCCTCGGTGACGTTGCCCTCACCGGTCACAAGAGCAACCATCAGGTTCTGCAGGTCTTCATCCCGCACATCGTTTTTCAGCTCAGCAAGCTCACCGGCTTTAAACATGCGCTGACCATTTTCGTCAGTCGCTTTGTT